CTTGAAGATGGCAAGTGGAAAGAAAACTCCAAAGCAGATTCGCCAATAGATCGTGCAGGTAAGGCCAGGAAGAACATACATCCAACAGTAAAACCTTTGAAATTATTCTCATACCTCATCACGTTAGGCAGCCGGAAAGGTGACACAATAATTGATCCATTTCTTGGGAGCGGAACTGCAGCAATAGCGGCTGAGCTTATGGAAAGGAAATGGATTGGATGCGAGCTTATGGAAGAATATGCAAAGACTGCAGTTGCAAGAATTTCTGCCCCAAGGAAGCAAGTCAAGGCTCTGGGGATAATTGAAGATATTCAAGAATTGAAAAACTCCGAGTCGCAAATGCGCTTGAGTGCTTTTGTATGAAAGAACAATTATCTGATTTATTTGCAAGTTGGTATTATGATCCAGTAAAGTTTAGTGTTGATTGTTTCGGCGAGGGGCCTGACGATCTGCAGAAAGAACTGTTTGATGCTGTTGCAAGACATAACAGAGTTGCTGTTAGGAGTGGAAATGGCCCTGGGAAATCATGGTCAGTGGCCAAACTTGGATTGTGGTTTTTCTTCACAAGGCCATATTGTGATGTGATCACAACAGCGCCGACATGGGATCAGGTGCAACGTGTTATCTGGAAAGAGATTAGGGCAAACATGGCGAAATCAGAGCTTTTGAAATCTTTTGTGGATCTTCTTCCCAGGGATCCAACAATGTTCATGATCCAGGAAGATGGCTCAAAGAACGATGATTGGGCCATGTTTGGAAGGTCATCAACACAAAAGGAAAACATGCAAGGGTACCATGCCAGGCATTTGATGTTCATAATTGATGAGGCTTCAGGGGTGGATGATGAAATCTTTGAGGCCATTGAAGGATCACAAACTGAAGCCGGTGCAAACAAGGCAAAGATTGTGATGATCGGAAATCCAACAAGAACTGAAGGTTATTTCTTTGAAGCCTTCCACTCAAAATCTCATTTGTGGAAGACAATTCATTTTGACTGTAGATTATCGCCCAGGGTATCAAAAGAGTGGATTGAGCAGAAAAAAGAGGAGTATGGGGAAGAAAGCCCTTTTTTCAAAGTTAGAGTCCTGGGTGATTTTCCGTTGGGAGGGGACGATGCTCTCATCCCGTTGTATTGGATAGAAAAAGCAATTAGGGGATAGTATGGATCCAAATATAGCGGACCTTTTCCAAAGGGAAGGGGTCACGTTTGTAGGACGAGGAAAGAAGATAGTTGATGGAAAACAAACTGATGAAGATGCAATCATCATTGGTGTTGTTGAAAAAAAGCCCCTGGATAAGCTTTCCAAAAGGCAAATTATACCAAAAGAAGTTGGTGGCAAAAAAACTGACATTGTGCAGACTGGTCGCATCCGTGCAGGCCCTCCACTTGAAAAAAGAGATTATGAGGAAGAGATAAGGATCACAAGACAAAGGCCAATTTTCCCAGGTATTTCAGTTGGACATCCTGATGTTAGTGTAGGTACTTTTGGTGCTGTTGTCTATTCTGATGTTGAGGAAGACGATGCACCTCCAGAGCCTCCTGAAGAAGATCCAGATTGGAACTTTGAAGATTGGCTCAATACTCTTCCATTTTGGGAAAGATTGATCATCAGAATATTGAAGTGGTTAGGCTACTTCAGTGAAACTGATATGGAACTATCGTCATTCCCAAGCCCGCAGAAAATCCCGACAAAAAGAACAGTGACAAAAGCCTATATCTTGAGCAATAATCATGTCTTGGCAAATGAAAATATGGCCCATATTGGCGATGCTATTTGGCAGCCGGGAAGTTATGATGGTGGGTGTGATAATGATGAAGTTGCAAAGCTCACCGAATTTGTGCCAGTTAGCACCAGAAAGCCAAACAAAGTTGACGTTGCCATTGCAGAAATAACTGTTGACTACAATCCGGAAATATACCAAATTGGCGTTCCAAAAGAGCCGAGGTATGATCTTCAAGTTGGGGAATATCTACAATATTCTGGAAGAACTTTGGGATACAAAAAGGCAAAGATTATTGCACTTGATGCCGTTACTGAAGTTGAATACGATATGGGCCTAACGGAGTGGGAAGGCCAAATAATCGTAGGCAGGTGTGACGATGGCTCACCATCTTCTGAAGGTGGCACCAGTGGATCACTTTGGCTTGACATGGATAAAAGACCTGCAGGAATTCTGTATGCAGGATCAAATGAAGTGACTTGCATAAATCCAATCAAAGAAGTTCAATTGGCCCTAAAAACAAAGATCTATTTTTGAGTATTTTTACTCAAATTTTTATTTATTGGGAGGATTTACTTGAAATACTGTGGCTTTGACGTTGCAAGGATGGGTAATGATTATTCAGTGCTAACCAACATCACCGTTGAGGAAAAGGTGAGAGTTGATAGGATTGACTTCTTTTCAAAGATTGAACTCATGGAGCTTTGTGGGTGGAGCATTCAGATCTTCAAGAAGCTAGCCCCAGATAAAACAATGGTGGATATAATTGGAGTCGGTGCAGGCGTTCACGATAGATTGAAGGAGCAGGGATTTCCAGTTGTCGGCGTAAATGTTGCAGAGTCTCCGTGCCGCAATGTTGAAGATTTCAAGAACAAAAAAGCTGAAATGTATTGGAATTTGCGTGGCCTTTTTGAAAGGGAAGAACTTGAAATACCGAACATCCCTCACAGGAACAAACTTGTTGCAGAGCTTTCCAAAATGAAATACACTTATGACAGCAAGGGAAAGCTCCAGATTGTTGATCCTGAAGATAAATCTCCAGATTTTGCGGATTCTTTGGCACTTGCATGCTATGGCCCTATAATTAGCGCCAGGGTGCCGGGAGTCGTGATGTTTTGAAAGGCCGAAGATCCAAGTTCACAAAACAGCAGATCGCCATGTGCAAAAAGCATCTTGAAGATGGGAAATCCTTGAGAAAGACAGCACAAGAATTAGGGCCAGATTGGAATCTTCAAACAGTAGATTATTATAAGAAAAAGTTTGCTAAACAATAGTAAAAGTATTAAAATAAATGGCCCTATCTTTTAACAGAAGTTGGGAATGTTAAAGGATCCTTTAATTGGAAACTTCAATCTTGACTTCTATGAGTTTCCCATCTTCAACAGCATGTGTATAGTAAAATCTCACTTTTTGAAGTTCTTCTAATTCTTTAGGGGATAATCTAATAGTTTTCATTTTCCCTTTTCTCCCTCATTTTTTCAATCTTGGCATGATATATTTTATGAGACTCAACGCATTTCTTACCAAGTACTTCAAACTCGAAAAGATTGCTTTCCCCATAATTTTTGTTAAAAAAATTCATTAAATCTTCAAAAGTTTCAAAACTGTGTTTTACCCTTCTATTGTCTTTTGAGTATCCGGTTGTGTTTCCAATAATTTTATCTATCCAAATTCGCCCTTCACACAATCTAACATCAAATTGTAATATCCTTTCTGAGAGTTGTTCTTTCTTGAATGTTGATAAATAAAATCCAGCTGTGTTTCTGAACTCAATCATTTGTATTTCCACCATAATCTTATTATTTTATCGGTATATATACGTTACCCTACACGAAAAGGATATATACCAAATGTGGAATTACAATACGGTGTTTATCATGCCATGCGATAAAATTTGGTATGCAGGAACAAAATGTGGCTTTATTGCTGCAATTGAAGACCTGGATGAAGCCCAGGAAGTTTTGAACAGCTACAGAGGTCTAGGGAAAAAGGCATGTGCTGTTCACAAAAGAGGTGTTGCAAGAATCTACGTGGAAACGGAGGCGGACTAGATGTGCATGAGTGACCTAGACAGACAAATTGCCGCATTGGACCAAATGGACCGTGATGAGCTTAGATCCGCATGCGAAGAACAAATTTGGGAAATAGTGGCCCTAAAGAGAGAGCTCGATGTTGCAAAGGCAGAACTTGTTGACCTGAAGGAAGTCAAGAACGGCTATGCCAAGATTGTTCTTGGTGGCCTTGTGAAAGTGCATGCAAAGGAGAATATACCATGAAGAAATGTATTCCTTTTTTTCCCTTCGATGAATATTTTGGCACTGACGAAGAAGATGAAGATCCTGAAGAAAATGGATTTAGCAACTATGTGAAGAAAAGATGGGCAGAGGAGGCTGATGCATGATGGAGAAAGGAGAATTCAACTCACTTGATGACCTTGTTCCCGGGGAAGAAATCCTGAAATACAAATGGTATTTTCCCTCGCATGAAAAAGGTGAAAAAGTTTTTGTTGAAGCCGGCTATTATGACTTGAATCAGATTGTTGAACTCTTGAGGAAGTTCAGAAACGACCCCGTTGCAATTCACTATATTGCCGACATGCTTGAAATTTAATTTTTTTAATATTTTTAGAAAAGATATATAAATTTTTTTGACACTTTATAGTATTTCATCTGGTGAATAAAAATGGAGTATTGATATGACGTTTTTTCGACAAAATTAATCCCATTGCGCTGACAAAACAGATCGGCGCAATGAAATCCCAGATCGAAACACTTCAAAAACAGATGTATATAACAGGTAGCAACGGCAGTTTATATCTCACTGAAAGAACGGACCCTATTTTTGAAGAAATTACAAAGGAACAGATCTTTCAATATTGCCAAAGATCCCCACTGGTGCAACCGGTGCATAATGCAATTATCAGGGAAATCACAAATACCCCTTGGATGATAAAGCCTCTTTTCAATTACAAGTGTATTGTCTGTGAGGAAACTTACGATCAAAAACCTGAATCTGGCAAGTGTACTTGTGGGGGAAATCTTGTTGAGCCAGATCCTGCACAAAAGAAAGTATTTACCCAATTCATTGACAATCCAAGTCCCGAAGTGGATCTATACGAGATAATTAGATCATACCTGAAGTGGGTACTCTCTATTGATGATGGATATATTTCTGTTAGTTATATTGGGCGAAACAAATCTGGAAAGATGATCCTTTCCAAAAAGCCTTTGGGATTGTTCGTCGAAAATGGATTGCATCTCAAAAAGATTAGGCCAGAAGACAATGAATACGGATATTTCTGTCCAATCTGTAATCTTGAGGAAGAAGAAGATAGTGTTTCAAAAGAGCCGGAGATCTGCACAAAACACAAAATCCCACTCTGGGAAACTGCTTATGCTCTAGTATCGGGTATTAATATCACAAGGCGCTATTCAAAGAAAGAGATAATTGAAGGCCATTTTAATAGGATTCTTCCAGATGAATATGGTACTCCGATACTCAATTCATGCTTGGATCAAGTCAAGGTAACAAAGCAAATAGATCTATTCAATCTTGGTAATTTTGAGGAAGGAAAACTTGGGAAGATCTTCGCATTTAGTGGAACAACCCAAGCTGAAGTTGAATCAATAGGCAACAGGGTCAAAGAAATACAAGATGCTGCTAGAAAACTCAAAAAGAAAATCACGAACATGTGGTTGGCCTCTCCAGGAGATCTAAAAGTTACTGATGTCCTTGATGATCCTTCCAAGTTGGAGGCCATCGAGTGGCACAAATACTACCGCGATTTAGTCTTTTCATGTCACGGCGTAATGCCAGTTTTTGCAGGGTCTGTTGAGAGCGGGAAGGCCGGAAACAATCCAGGACTCCAAATAGAGGTCCAGCATGACACGACAAAAGCTTGGATGAAAGTTGTAACTGAGCCAATGAACACCGTTTTGATGGAGCAGCTTGGCATAACTGATTGGTATTTTGACTTTGAAGAAGTTGAAATTGCAGATGATCGTGAAGATGCAGAAATAGAAAAAATTAGGGCCGAAACTGTTGCAATTTATATTCGTTCAGGATATGAAGTTGAATTTAATGATGATGGATCTTTGAAGCCTCCAAAAAAAATGGAAAAGGAGCCGGGAGATCCAAAAGAAGATGCTAATTCCCAATTAGCAGAATATGAGGAAAATACTAATTCTAAATTAGCAAAATCACAAAGGCAATGGCATGCATATATCCCTGATAACTTCATGGATGAGCCTGAAAAGATTATGTCCGCCGTTGCAAAAAGGTATGAACAAAATATTAACAATGTTTTTGAAACTTATAATATTCATGCAGACCGGAGCAGATTGATCCAAGAGATTGAATCTGAAGTTGCTGACACGGCAAAAGCACTTGATGTTACCCTCCGGCATTATTTATTCCCTTTGTACCTTGAATCTTATCGTAAGATCACAAGCGAATATACAAAGCTGTTCCAAAAAGCTGCATTAGATAGCCCCGATCCTTATGCTTTGGCCCATATGCAAGAGTTTATGGGAAAGTACGAAACACCTTATTTCAAGTCGTGGAGTGATAGGGAAAAGGCGAAGATCTTCCAGATCATCGATGAAGAAGCTGCAAGAGGCTACAATTGGCAGACCGTTTCTCGTAGGCTCAAAAAGTATTTCCAGACCAGGGATAGCTATTATTGGAAGATGGTAGCCCGAACTGAAGGTACAAGAATCTTTATTGAAGCTGGAACTGAAGCTGCAAAAGAACTTGGTGCTATTGAAAAGCGTTGGATCTTCCAGGACGATGGCCTAAACTGTGAGCATTGCGCCGAGGCCTTCCTGGAGGGGTGGATACCAATTGACGATATCCCTCAAGCCGGCCAAAATATTCCCTTGCATCCGCATTGCAGGTGCTATTATGAATTTAGAACACAAAGCATGAAGGATGAAGGGTGGGACGCCAGGGAAGATATCAGAATCCGTGGGTTGGATCTAGATGAAGTCAAAGTGCCTTGGGATGCACTAAATGCCGAGCAGAGGCCGGAATTCACAAAAGAAATGCACGATGCTTTGTGGGAATATTCCTCAACTTCATATTATATCAATACAATACTAAGATACCCAAAAGAGTATCTCAAAAAAATAACATATAAATTACAGATTGAACGGTCACTGAAAGCAATTGAAACACTACGGGAGATATTTGGTTTACCAAATAGCAAACTCACCGAAGACGTTATCTTATGGCGCGGGGTAGATGAACTTGAATTAGAAAAACTACGTTTGGATCCTGAAGATCCAGAACTAAAAGATATTCTCAATGATCCTGGATTTTTGAGCGCCAGTAAGGATATACAAATTGCACTTGCATTTGGTCACAGAGACGATATTATAGGACCCAGGATCACTCTTATGAAAATACATGCTCCAAAAGGCACAAAAGTTATTTATATTGGAGATTCATACGGATACGCTCAAAAAGAAGTTATATTCCAAGATGGATCACTTTTCCAGATTAATAATATCACGACAAGACCATTAACTCAGGAAGAAATGGAATTTATGATTGACTCAGAAGGTTGGGACCCTGAAGTGTTGGCCAACACTGATGTAAAAATATATGATGTTAGTTACATGGGTGATGCAAATAGCTGAAATTACTCCTAAAAACACAAATTATAGATTTGTTGCAGGAAAAGGTATGCAAGTAGGCATAAACCTATGTCTTATGTGTGTCCATTACCGTAAGGACAAAAAATGCAATGCTTTCCCAGAAGGCATTCCCCACGATATATGGATATTGAAGATCATACACAAAAAATCAATCCCTGGAGACAACGGTATTGTTTTCAAACCACTTCCAGAATATGATACATCTATTGAAAATCTAAAAGAAACATATGATAGACTTCAAACTTGATATTGAAACGGAGCCGATCAAGACTATTTTAGAAAAGGCTCCAGCCGGATTTAGGGATATTATTAATTCTGAATTTGCAGATTGGGCCCTAAAAACTGTTAATAAGGCCAAAGCAAGAGCGCCTTACCGAACTGGAAATCTAAAACAATCTACCTTCCCAAAGAAAGAAACAGATTTCAAAATAACAGTATTTACAGATACAACAAAACTTCCAAATCCAGTAACTGGGGAAGTTTCTAACGTGGAGTATGCAAAATATGTTGAGCCTCCTCCGCTTGGTGTTGAAATGACAAGGCCAATGAAGCGGACCATGTTCTTGTATAATTCTGCAATGGAAGAACTTGAAATGATGACCAAGCGACTCCAAACTAGATTATTGAATTATCTTACTAAGGAAAAGTGATAACTATGTTCACCTTTGAAGGCGAATTTGCCAAAATGGACGATAAAAAAGACATGTATATCTTTGGCCCTGCATCTATGGAAATCTTGGATACGCAAGGCGATATAATAAAAATTGATGCCATCAGGAAGGCCTTACCCCAGCTATTGAAAAGAGCCAGGCTCACTGTGGATCATTCTGATCAGATTGTTGGCGAACTACTTGACACGCTAGAGCTTTCAGGGAAACTGTACAAGACTGAAGTCAGACTACCCTATCCCGAAGAACTTACAAAATTCAAAAATCTTGAAAATGGCAAAGAAGCACTCTTTGTTTTGGCTAGAATCTGGGACGATACTGAATATTGCAAGAAGATCCGAAAGTCAATTGCAAAAGGCCAATATAAGAAATACTCAATCACTGGCAACATCCTTGAAGCAAGGGCATGTACAAGAGAGGAGTATTGTGGAAGATTAGTTTCTGAACTAAATTTGTCAGCAGTTACAATCTGCAATGCAGGCGCAAATCCGGCTGCAGAATTTGATATTATCAAAAGAGATGATAAAATGGCAGAAGAAAAACCTATTGAAAAAATTGAAGAAAAAGCTCCCGTTCCTGAATTCCTCACAAAAGCAGATTTTGAGGCATACAAGGGCGAGACCTTTGCAAAGATAAACGAACTTACAGAGCTTATGAAAAAGCAGTTCGAAAAGAAAGAGGAAGATCCAAAGATCGAAAAAGAGGCCAAGAAGCCGGAAGAAAAACCTGAAGGCATCGTGGTCGATATGAAAAAAATGAAAGAAGAAGTCAAGGCAGAACTCAAGGAAGAGTTCACTGCAGTACAGAAATCCCACGCTGTTGAGGAAAAAGCGCCAACAGCAGATGATCTTGCTGCAACACTTGCAAAAATTGAGCTAAGGTGAAAAATATGACAGCACCATTTTTCAAAAGTTATGACGCAATGTTAGATTATTATTACTGGAAGCCACTCAAGGACTCTGGCTTTGATGTCAAAGTCCTCCAGAAAACAAAGAGCATGAGTGAACTTGATGAGGAGATAGACAACTTCCTCCTGCAGAAAGAAGATGCCCCAATTATCACAACTACCACGGGAATTAGAAATGTTCTATTTGGCGCAACGCTAAACTCTCAGGTCGTTCTAGAATCAAATGCATTTTCTCTCCTTCCAAAGAGGGCATGGAGTAAATCTGGATATAGAGCGCTAACTGCCGCAGGACAGACCACTGGTGGAGATGTAACTGAAACAGGCGCAATACCAGATACCAAAAAGCCAACTTTCGCAGAGGTAACAGTCTCGCCACACACAGTTGCAAGATCAACAAACATGTCCGAAATTGAAAGACTCCTGGAGGGCAAAGATGATACTGCCAAATGGGTGGACATCATCAACTTCACAGCTGCAGAATTCAAGAACACTTTGAACAGGAACATCCTAGCAGATGCTGATGGCGCTGCAACAGATGGAACAATTATCACACCTCTTGATAGGATTGTTGCATCATATGATGAA